AAAAATAATAAAAAAAAAAAAAAAAAAGTTTTTTTTAAAAATAATTTTTATTTAATTATAGTTAAATTTATAAATTTTAAAATTTAAATAACAGTTATTTTTTAAAAAAAAAAAAAAATAAAAAAAAAAAAAAAAAATCAAAAAAATCAAAAAAAGAAAAAAGTAAAAAAAAAAAATAATAGTGATTATTCTATAGATAATAGTAGTCAAGAAGGTAAAATTAATGAAGGTAATAATACATCAGACTCAGATGAACAATCATCACAAGATACATCACAAATACCTGAACAAGAATCCAAAAAACCAAAACCACCTATATTAAATAATAATCAATTAGATAATATTAATACTAAAATCGAACTAACAAATTCTAAATTAGATGTAGTAAATTCTAATTTAACTAATATACAACAAACTATACAACAAGCTGTATCACGTTAATAATAAATAAATGTGTATAATTCTAATAAAATAAAAAAGAATATTTATATATAATGGATAATAATTCTGAAAAAGATGACGATTATAAAATTTATAAATATACCCCACAACCTTATATGAATGGTACAATTAAATTAATTATTATTTTTTTCATATTAATTTTAATATTAAATTGGTTATTAGGTTAAATTAATAAGTGTAATTCATTTATAGTTCTTGTTAAAGCAGTATATAAGCATTTTTTATATTCAAAACTATTACCGTTTTTTAATATATCATGTACATCTGTAAAAACATTATAAAAATTGGAACCTTGTCCTTTATGACATGTGATAGAATACCCATAATTAACATTTGCAAATGGTGAAATAAATATAGTATGCCATTGTGCCCAAAATTGTTTAATAATATTTTTTTCAATAAATTTTTGTTTCTCTTTATAATTACTAATCATTTTTTTTGTAAAATCTAGAATATATCCAGAAACTTCTAATTTAATTTTATTAAATTCATTTATTGATTCATCAGATAATACTCTTATTACATGAAAATTATCTGATTCTGATCCAATTTTTTTAACACATAATTCCCAACAATTAACAATAAGATTATAAATTTTCTTATTTACAAAATTTATAAATTGTCTACATCTATCAACTATTTGATTTGAATTTTTGTCATTTTTAATTAATGAATTAGTTTTAAATATAAAATTATTAATTACAAATTTAGCTTCATCTGTATCATATACTTGGATTTGTTCAGATGTATAAAACTTATCACTATTTTCTCCTATATCCAAAGAATAATATTCAGTCAACATTAATATATCATTTTTTATAAATTTAATATGAGATTGATTTTTAAAAAGTATTTTTCGTATTTCATTATTATAAATTTCTGATTGTTTATTTGTCCATGTTAAAATAATACTACATTTATTATCTTTAATATAATCTATACATTTATTAAACCAATTTGATTTCAATTTATCTTTTTTATCATATTCATAAAATTCAACACCATTATATTCAGAATATTTCATTAAATCTGGAATATTAATTTTATTATTAACCCAATTTCTTATTTCATAACAAACTTCAGTTACTGCATTAATTCTACTTCTAACAACATTTTTTAATGTAAATGTTTTCATTTGTAAAATATTATTAACTAATTCCATTCTTTTAGTATTTATTAAATTATCCATATTACTTACAACACAACTTAAATCATCTCTTGTAATATATTTAATATATTCTTCTTTTGATAATTCATCTTTATTTTTTATAAATATAAAACTATTTGGTTCATTTACAGGAGGTAATTGAGCAGGATCCCCTGTAAAAATAATTTTAGGAACTTTTTTATAATTACTTCCATTTTTCATATTAACAATTCTAATTTCTTTAAATATAAAATCTAATATATCTAAAGATATCATAGAACATTCATCAATTACAACAATTTCATAGTTTGAAATTAAAGATGTTTTTTTTTTTTTGGAATCAGATCTTGTAAAAATTAATTCACCTTCAGTACCATACTCTGTTTTAAATTTTAATAATTTATGAATAGTAATAAAATCTATTTTTATATCATTACTATATAAATCATCTAATAATTGTTCTAAATTTTGATTTGATTTTGGTAAATTTCCAGTTACTTCTTTATAAATATTATCAATATAAGGTTTAAATTTTGTTTTTATAACTGTGACTGCTTTATTAGTTGGTGCTGTTAAAACAACACTATTAATATATTTATTTTTCAAAAGATAATACATAATTTCAACCATTGTTGTTGTTTTTCCTGTTCCAGCATATCCATATAACCCAAATGTTTTCATTTCTTTATTCATTAAAAATTTTAAAACTTTATTAACTGCCAATAATTGTTCTTTTGTAAATTGTATAGTTTCTATATTTTCAACACCTTTTTTAATTTTTGTTGATATGTCTAAATTTTTTTTTTTTATTTTAAAATATTTACTAAATGTTTTTTTTATTTCTTTTTTTTCTGTATCACAGCAAATATCATTAATAATTTCAATAAACCATTTTATATTAATAATTGATTGTTCGTTTAAATTTGAAAATGAATTTAAATATGAATAATGCAATAAATTTAATTTATTATTTGATAAAGATTTATTAATAATACGAGTAAATTTATCTATTTTTTTTTCATTTTTATTATTTTGAATAGAATTAGATGAATCATTTTTAACAATAACTAAATCAGATATTGTACTCATTATATTTACACTTTTTAAATTATTATTTGGCTTTTAAAATTAAATATCAATTTTTTTTAGATAAATTAATATAATAAAAATTATTATAATTGAAATTTTTATTTTATTTTTTTGAAATATTATATTTTTTTTAATTATTTCTTCTAGAAGTAACCAAATAAAGAACCATAAAATTATTAAAAGCGATTCATTTTTTATATCCATATTATTATATATAATGAATAATTTTTTTTTTTCATCACAACAATTTAGTAATATTATAAATGAACTAAATAAAGGATATGCGCCAGTTAAAATAAATGTAAGTGATATAATTCATTTTAGATTTAGAGGTGTTTATGTGTTAATAAATTACAACGGTAAATATGTATATGCTCCAAGATTCAAATCTGATATTTTTCAAAATAATCCATTATTTGGTATTGAATATTATAATAATTTTTATTATGTGAAAAAATTAGATAATTTTAGATTAGTATTAATACCAAATTTACATATTATAAATACTATTAGTTCTCCCATGCATCCCGTTCCCCCAGCTCCTCCTAATAATCCTAAGAATTTAACAATTGTACCTTTTAATCCTCCATCTTCCTCTGGATATACTTCGTATGTGTCAAATTTGTCAGTCCCAATGTCTCCTATAAATAATAATTTAAAAAATAATGTCCCCCCTAATACATATTTTGTATATAATATGTCAAGTATTGTAATTATATATAATATTGCACATGCATTTAATTCAATTTTATCGTGGAGAAATATTAATGAATCAATATATGTATCTGAAGAAATATTTAAAAAATTACGTATGGTTAAAATAGTAGATCAATATACAAATAATATAAAATATACATCTGATCTTTTTAATAATACTCCAATTTTTGATGTAAAAACATATTATTCATCATCATTTGGAAAATTCTATAAAATTTCTTTATTAAACATAATTGGAAATATACAATTAAGTACTTTATTTACAAAATACATTAAAATACCTAATAATATTTATTATAAATACATAGATAAATATATTGACGATTCTTCTTCAGATTCTTCTTCTGATTCTGAGGTAAAAAGATTAAAAAATAAAAAAAAGGAAAAAGAACTTGAAAAAAAAGAAAAAGAGCTAGAAAAAAAAGAAAAAGAACTTGAACTTGAAAAAAAGGAAAAAGAAAAAATAAAAAAAAAATAAGTATATTAATTATATACATATTTTATAATATAAACAAATTTTATAATTTAATTAAAATTATTAATCAGAATCAGAGTCATTATCTGAATCATTATCTGAATCATTATCTGAATCATCTGCATCAGATTCTTCATTTTTATTTTGATTTTCTTCTGAATTTTCAGAATCATTCTTTTTCTTATTAGAAAGTAAATTTGTAATTTCTTCTAATTTAATTTGACATTTTTTACCAATACCCCCATTTAATATATATTGATTTGCAATTGAACATGCCTTTATATCTACAGATTTTTTTGAAGAATATTGTCTCATTAAATTAGCAAGATCTAAATGTTTATTAACAGTAATTTTTGTTAAATATATTAAAAGATTAAAAGCATCACTGTTAAAAATTATAGATGAAATACTTCCTAGACATTTATTATCAATAAAACTAATAATTTTTTGTTTGTTTTCTATAAGAGAATTTGAAAAATCGTAATCACTGTGAGTAAAATTATTAATTCTTTCTCTTAGAAATTCTAACTCAATATTATTATTAATAACTGATTTAATATTATCAAAAGTTATTGTATACATATTTGCATGACTCTTTTCTTTAGTAGCATATTCAAGTGATAATTCTACCAAGTTTAATAATATAACTTCTGTAATTCCAGTAATTCCATAATGAATATTAATTAATGGAATTTTTTCTCCATAAGTATTATAATAATAAGATTGAATCTCCTTTTTAGCATACTTTACATTAAGATGTAATTTTGCAAATGCAGTTTCTTTATTTGGTGCATTTCCTTTTTCTATATTAGATAATTTTTTATCATTACTAACTGATTGATTCTCAGTAATAACTACTTCTTTCTTTACTTTTAATGCAGTTTTACCATTATTATTTACTTTTTTTGTATGTGATTTTGATTCCATTATAAATATTAAATATATAAGTATTGTTTAGATATATTTACTAAAATAATAAATATCAATTTTTTTTATTTTTATTTGTAATAGTCATATATTCATTTGTGGTTATAGAATCCAAAGAAATATTAGAACCTGTAAATTCAGTACTTTCACTACAATTAGAATTATCCTCTTTATTTTCAGTATCCATGCTAAGAGATTCTTCAGTAGAATTATCAATTATTTCATCTTGTTTTTTAATTTTTATTTTCTTTTTTTTTGTTTTATTATTAGATTGTACAGATTTTTGTTTTTTTATTTTTTTTGATTTACTTTTCTTATCTTTTCTTTTCAGTTTATATATTTTTTTTTTTGTTCCAAATTGTTTATATATTTTTTGTAAATTTTTTTGATACCAATATACAAATGCAATTGTTAATATTATAAAAATTAAAAATAAATTTTGATCCATTAATATATATTTTTTAATATATATTAAAATATTATTATATTAAACCTAAAAAAATTATATTTATATATTTTAATTATTAAATGTTGCATATTCATTACCCTGATCTCCAGAAAATCCTATATCTTCTATACTATCATCGTCTGTATTTTCATTATTATTTTCTTCTATTGCTTGATTATTTTTTTCAGGAGTTACTGGTTGTTGTGCCATATAACTATTTTGAAAATGTTGTTGCTGTTGATATTCTTGTTGCGATTGTTCATGTTGATTGAATTTTTTATATATTGAATATATTTTTTTAATTATTTTTTTGTGAGATTTTTCTATTTTTTCATCCATAATAGATGACATTTGATATTTTATAAAATAGTAAAATAATACCAGTATTGCAAGACCTATTAGTAAGTTATGATTTGATGATAACATTATTTATATATTTAAATTAAAAATATTTTATATTAAATAAACTTAATTATCACATTTTATTATATCTAATTTATTTATTATATTTTTATTTGCATTTTTATTTAATTTGCAATCAACTGCTACTTCTTTTAAAGACTTTTCAAAACTTTTAATTATTTTATTTTTATTATTAGACATTATTTTTATATAATTATCAACTGTATTCTTATCATTTTCATATACAGATATATATATATTTATATTAACAATTCTTTCTTCTTTAGGTAAATCAATATGGGAGCAAAATCTACTAGCTCTTCCTATAACTTGTTCTATTCTGGAATTATTCCAATATGGTTCTAAAATGTGAACATATTTAACAGCTTTTAAACTAACACCTTCTTTAATCGACGGTGATCCTAAAATAATTTTTAAATTTTCTCCATATAAATTATTTTTTCTATTAAATACCTCTCTAATTTCTTCTTTTACAAGTATATTTTCATCACTTGACCATATAGCAAATCTTTTTTTACCCATACCGTGTTTTAGATAATTTTTATATCCATGAGCTTCTAATACTTTTACCAAACTTTTAATACCTGCTAATTCTTTAAAAGAAGAGTAAACAAATGATTTTCCCTTTTTTTTCAATTGTTTAATTATTTTATTAAATTTAGTTGAATATTTTTCTAATCTTTTAATTATTTCTTTTTCTTTAAAACTTTCAAAACCTTTATCATCAACTAATTTATTTGGAAAAACAATATTTGATGCAAATCTTGTTCCAATAAAAAAATTATTTGGTAATTCACTTACATTAATTATTTTTTTTGATAATTTTTTACTCCCTTTATGTTCATTTTTGAATACTGATTTATATGCAGTATATTGAAAATTACTCATTTTACAATTTACATATTTAATTTTTAATTTTGGGAAAGTATAATCTGGTGATCCCTTATAATAAGAAACATATCCTTTAATATATTTTTTAAATAAATCCATATTTTTAGTAAATAATTCATTTTTCTTTTTTCCAATAAATGTATTTTCAAATTCTCTACCTATAGGTAATTCATTTGGTAATTTTAATAAATTCATTGTAAGAGCAATTTCAAAAGGTTTATCAAAAATTGGTGTAGCTGATAATAAAATTATTCTAAAACTTGAATCGGCATTATCAATTAAATCTTTTAATTGAGAATAATATATGCCAGTTTCTGATATCATATTTTGAACCTCGTCAATTATTAAAAGTGTTTTTTTTAATTTTATTTTACTATCTAAAGCCAAATCAACAAATTTATTATAAGAATATATTGTATAAACTTTATCAATTCGTTCATCACTTTTTTTTATAATATCTTTGAATATTTTATCTTTAGGATTTGTTTTCATCAAGGTATTTCTTTCTTTATTTGTTAAATATATATCTTGACCACAGTGTTGAGATCTTAATTCATTTCTAAAATTACCTTTCAATGAAGCAGGTAATACAACAACTATTTTTCTTAATTTCTTCCATTTCTCGGCAACTTGTATAGCAGTGCATGTTTTACCTGATCCTATTCTATGATACACTAGAAGTCCTTTATAAGGAGTACTTGGATTTATAAAATTACTAACAAATTTTTGGGGTAATTGAAGTTGTAACTTTTTAGGTTTACAATATTTATTTATCGTACCGTTATCTTTGGGTATCTCATATTTTTTAAATTTTTTATAAATTTTACTATTAAATTTATTGTCATCTATCTTTGGATAAGTTGACATATATTTATATAATATAATAAAATATAATTATTATAATATTTTTATAAATTATCTTTAAAGATTTATGAATATTATTAATTGATAAAAAATTAATAAAATGAATCTTACTATAAATCAATATTTATTTCTTAAAAATATTTATAGAAAATATAAAATTGAAAATAATAATCAATTATCAAGATCAATTGAAAATAGCTTTAATAAATCGAATAATAAATTATCATCAATATATGATTTTGTTTCTCATTATTATACTTATAAATATATTAAAAATTCAAATGATAAAATACCTTTAGAATTTAAATTAGCTATGATAAAATCAATCGAGACTTTAATTTTATTAAACAAAGTTAATTAATCTAATAAAATTATAATTAATAAAGTAAAAAATTTATATAACTAAATCCACCTCCATACTGTACTTGTTTTTTATTTGAATAAAAAACTGTTCCTATTATAGTAATTAATATCGCCAATATAACTATTATTGATTTATAATAATTATTATTATTTTCTATTTTTTTTAAATCATCTTTATCCAAGGATTCGTCATCTAGACTAGATATTCTTTTATTTTCAAGACTATTTTCATATAGATAACCATATGTTAAAATTAATAAAATAATTATATTCCATTGAATATCTAATTTTGTTGTAAATAAGAACCATAAATAACCAACAATAGTATACATAATTGCTTTATGAGTATCAACAACTCCTCCAATGCTTGTAATTAACACAAGTAAACTCAATAGTGCTATAAAGTGTTGAACAAGTCTATTATTATTTATATATTCCCTTAATTGCTTTGATACTAGATTATTAGTAAAATTAGTTGCTATTACTAGATAAAATATTAGTAATACTTTGGATAAAGAAGTATTATTATTAGAAATATTTTCTATTTGAAATAAATTCATATATTATTATATTATATAAAAAATGAATGTTATATATGTAAATTTACATTATCTATATTAATAAAAAATTGAAATAAAAAATATTATGCTAGGCTAGAAATTTTATCTATCTATATCTATCAGATTTAATTATTTAAAATGTCTGTTATTGAACCAAAAGTCAAGTTTCCATCCAATGCGTATCCTAAAATTTCAATTGATGAATCAGAATCTCCTAAAATATGTTTTTCAATTGAGCAAGAAAAATGGATGAATGAAAGAATATACCTTGTAAAACAACTTTTACAAAGTATGGGAATATTTTATAAAGAAAATACAAATAATACATGGGCTACAAGATGTATATTAAAATTTAATTATTTTGGTAAAATGTATTGTTTAGAATGGCATATGCATTTAATGACACAAAATTTATTTTTTGTGAGGCTGAATAAAAATAATAAATACTATTATTTCAAATCATGTTTTGATTTTAACAATAATTTTAGAGATATTTTAGAATCATAATTTTTTTATTAAAATATAATTTACCAAATATATTTTGATTCAATATCTGTAGGAAAATAAAACACTCTTTTACTCATTTTATGTTTCCAAGGATTCACAAGATTTTTAACCATTTTTTTAACAGTTTCGTCAGTAGGTACTTTAGAATATGTTTTTATATTACAATTATTAATATGATTATTTTTAAGAACTAGAGGCCTGGAGAATTGTTCAGTAGATTTTTCTTGATTTACAATTGTTACTACTTTCTTCCATAGGTATTTATCTGCAATATATGCTACAAAATACTTCCAATAATCTGAAGAATTGTTTGGATGCAAATAGAAACGATGTAATCCCTTACCATCTTCTCCAAAGTTTGGAATTAGTTTTTTTGAAAGTTTTTCGGTATTAAAAAGGTCTACTAAAGCATATCCCTTGTAGTATCTCCTTTTATTTCCTTCATGGGAAAAGTAAAAAAATGCAGATATTAGAATTCCAATATTATTTCTCTTAAATCCTTTACTCAAAAAATCAAAATTAGCATCATCTTCCTGGATCCAGTTAAATACAAATGCAACAAGAAGAGACATTTTAAATTATAATATCTATAATTGAAAGTGTTAAATAAATATTTAAGTACAATTTTACAAACATTAATTAATAATAATCTTTTTAGAATTTTTTTTTTTGCAAAAGGATAAATTGGATTACATGAATAATTTCTCCAATACCTCTTAATTATATTAGCTTTAATAATTTTTATACGTAAATTATTAATAAATTTTTCTCTAGATTTTAACATAAAATTGTAACTCAAATAACTCCAGTTCCAACGTTTATCTAGATTTGATAGAACAATATCCCATGTTATATTTTGATTACAAGACATATACCAATAATCCCATGGTTTATTAGGATTTGATTTTACAATATCCCATGTCATATTTGGATTTTTTGATACATCTCCCCATTTCCAAGATTTTTCTAAATTGGATTTAATAATATCCCATGTTATATTTGGATTAAAATATAATTCATTCCAATCCCATGGTTTATTTGAATTTTCTCGGATAATATCCCAGGTTACATTTGGATTACATGATAAACTTTTCCAATTCCATGGTTTATCAGGATAAGATTGAACTATATTCCATGTAACATTCGGATTTTTAGATATTAAATACCAATTCCATTTCTTATCTGGATTTCTATAATATATTTAAACCAATACTTTGACCAAAATTCTTGTAAATTATTATACTGTCTAGACATAATTAATTAAAGTTAATTATTTTATTAAATATTATTTAATTTTTCAATATTTCCAAAATAATATCCAGCCATATCAAAAAATATATCAAATACTGGATTTAGTCTATGTTCTTCATTCCAATATTTTTTTGGAATAAACCAATATTTTTCTAATAAATTTCTGGTAAATTTCCAATTAACTATATAGTATTCAATAATTTCCCATCCTATAGCTATCATAAAAGCAATTATGTAAGAGTCTTTTAAATAGACTCCTAAGATATAAAAATGTATAAAATGAATAAAACTTAATAAATCAATAGGTTTATTATCAGACATAATATTATATATTAATAATTTAATTATTTTTATAAAAATAAATAAATTAATAATCAGTTCCTAATGTAAAAATTTCAACTTTTGATTCATTTATTTTAATCGTATGTTCAAATTGAGCAACTTTTGATTTATCTTTATCATATATTGGAGGGTACACTATAATATCATTATTAACAATTGCTTTTTTTAAGAATCTATTAAATTGATTTTTTTGGGTATCATACCATGATAATGTAAAAGGTAAACCATTCCTATATTTAATTTTATTATATACAGGATTTTTTTCTTTTTTAAATTTTTTAATGTCTTGTGATGATTTTAAATTATTTACCATAAAATGACTACATGTATCTACACTGTCACCTTGTTTCATATTCCCAGTACCTGTTGTTGCATAAGTTTCAATTGCATAAATTTCATTTTCAACCATTCTAGTATTACCTTGTACTTGTTCATTAGGTACTGAAAATATAAATTTTTCTCCATGAATTTGATAAGGTAAAATATTATGACCACCAATTCCATTTACAGGTACAATAGGAATATAATTACTATTATGGTCTAAAGAAATTTCGTAAGAATTAATTATTTCGCTAATAATTTCACTTATATCAAATAATAAACTATCAGGTCTTGCCATACTTATTGCAGAGTAAACTGATTCTTTACTTGCTTCTAGTAAAGGATAGTAAATATTATTTTCTTGTTTTTCTTCTCCAACAATATGAGTTAGAGCCGCATCTATAATATGTCCATTATTATGAATACCAAAATCAAATTTAAGAATATCATTTTCTTCTAAAAATCTATTATCCTGAATTAAAGAACTATCGTGTGCAATGCAATTATTAATTGACATTCCAACAGGAAATGCTATTCCATTATTATTACTTTTATTAAAATAATTATCTCTACTATTTTTACTTAATTTTAAAATTAAATCTTCTGTGTAAGTAACAAGATCTTTTATTTTTGCACCTGGTTTGAATTTTCTAACAACATCATTTCTAACAATTTTATGAATAGAAGCAGCATTTTGAAAATCTAAGATATTATCATCTTGTATTGAATTATCATTAAAGAAAGAAAAATGTCTAGTATCAATTAAATCTGATGTAATATTATATACATTAGATTTTGTGTTATAATCAAATTTCCAATTATCATGTTGTATAATTTGTGTTGACATAATAATATTTATAGTAAATATTCTTTATGTATAAATAAATTAACTTAAATAAGAAGAATAAGATTTTATATTATTAAGTAAATCTTTTTTATCTTTTTTAATTCTATCTGTACTATTAGTATATAATTCATGACAAATACCTTTTTTCAAACATGTTTCAAAATCCCAAAAAATATCATGCTCTAATTGTTTATCAAGATCTTCTTCTTTTAGAACATCTCGTCTATTAGTAGATGATAAGTTAATATTATCTAAATATATTTTTTTTAATTTATTCATTAATTCTTTAATATTATTATATTCATCTGTTAATTCAAATGCTGTTCCACCACCTGTCTCATTTCTTAATTGATGAATAAGAACATATCCTGATGGAATCATAAATCTTTTCTTTCCTCCCATAAACATAATTGATCCAGCACTAACAGTATATCCCTCAGCTACAGTATAAATTGGTATATTCGAATTTTTTATACAATCATAAGCCATAAATCCAGCAAATAAATCTCCACCCATACTACAAATATGCACATAAATAGGTTTTGGTAAAACATATCCAATTTCATTCAAAGATGTGATTTCGTTATATTCATTATTAATTTCTTGAATTAAATTACATAGTTTATTGACTGTATCAATATTAACAGAATCTCTAAAATAAATATGATTGTTATCTCTAAAAACTTTCTTTTTTTCAGGTTGTTTATTTAAAAGATCTGGTAATGGAAATGGAAAAGGTAATTGTTCATCTTCTTCACTATCATTATTTTTATTTATATCAGTTCCTAATAATCGACGACGTTTTTTTTTATCCTGTGTATAATAAATTAATTTAGATCCCTTCATATAATTTACATAAATGTATTAATCTTTAAATATAATTATTGATTAAGATACTAAATCTTTAGTAATTTTAATTGGTTTTTTTAGATTATTTACTGCAAAATTTTTAACATATTTTGATTTTGGAATTTTATTGTAAAGTAATATTTTTTCAAATATATCATTAAATATTTTTATACATCCTCTAATTCCTTTTAATTTATTTTCATTATTATCAAACATATTAATTATTTCCTTAATATTTTGTTTATTTATAATAAAATCTTTATTTGACATATTATATTTTTTCAAAATTGAAGGAATAATATGTCTACAAGAAATTTCAACTCTCTCATCTAAATTATAACCATCAATATTTATAATTTCTAATCTGTCTTTTAAAACTTTATCAATTTTAGATAAATCATTGCATGATAAAATAAAAAAAACTTTGGATAAATCAAAAGAAAAGTCTTGACAATATGCATCTCTAATTTTACTATTTTGTGTACTATCGAGAATATGAATTAAAATAGAAGTAATTGAATTTCCATTATTATTATCAAAAATTTTGTCAACTTCATCAAGTAAAATTAAATTATCTAATTGTCCTGATTTTCTAAGAATATTTAAAAAAATTCCTGGTTTTGATGCAATATAAGTTGACGAATGCCCACATAAATCATGAGGATCTTTAATAGTCCCCAAGGATATATTTGCAAAAGGTAAATTCATTGCTTTTGCAATAATTGAGCAAATAGCTGTTTTTCCTACACCAGGAGGTCCTACTAGTGTTAAAATTTTACCAGAAGTTCCCCCACTGCATAAAATTGAACACATTGATTGTAAAATTTTTAGTTTTACATGATTCATTCCATACATTTGTTGATCTAAAACATTTTCTAAATTTAAAAGAATATTTGGAATTTTTTTTGAATTATAATCATTATTTATTTTAGTAGGAATTTGTAAAACAATATTTACAAGTTCAATTATTTTTTGATATTCTTCTGAATTCATATTTTGTATTTTGTTCTTAACATAATTTATTAATAATTGTTTTGTTTCAGCTGTTTGATCTGATTTTAAAATTTTATTAATTATATTTTCATCTTCATCTAAACTAATATTTTTTAAATTATCATTTTTTATTTTTTTTACAAGCTGATATCTTTCATATATTTTATTTTTTATTTCTAA